AACAAACCAATAGAGTTTTTGCCCCGGGCGTAGATGTTGATCCTGCATTTGTGCAAACAGTAAACGAATTGATATGTGAAACTGCTGATTGTGTTTTCAATCCCATGATATTGGACAAGTTGACTCCGGGCATCATGCAGTTTGATCGACAAGTTGGTACTGTATGGAACTGGATCCCATACATGCGAGCAGTTCAAGCTGGATCAGTTGTTGCTAGTTATTCAGCCACGCAATGGGATGAGGATAGAGAATCGTTTACACTTGATGTAGACACTAAAGATTGGCGTGATAAAACAGTGTTGATTGTGCCGCGCTTGGGCATGGCACAAGACAATGATCGATTGTATTTGGATACCGGACATTGGGGGCCAGGAGAAAGCCCTATAATTTTATCAAACCCACAAACAAATTTAGTTGTTGAGCATAGTGTAAAAACTGGGCTAATTACATACTCACTGGAACAATAAAAATGCTAGAAACCTGTTGTGACATATTAGTAGATGCGTACAAACGCAATTGGATAACCAGCAGAGATGGCAACATCTCTATTCGTCATCACGACCGTGATCACTTTTACATTACGCCATCGGGTGTGCGTAAGCAAACACTTCAGCCTGACCAGTTTAAGAAAATTCGATTGGTTGATCAGGTCAATCCTGTTCCTCCATTTTTAACAAAGTCCTGGCAAGAAGAATACTACACTGATATCAGTACTAACCTAACACCCAGTGGTGAACTTCCCTTGCACTTTGGTTTACAAAAAGAAATGGGTCAGCACTCAACCGATGTTAGAGTGGTTGTGCATGTACATCCAACTTATTGCATTGCAGCCATGCATGCTGGTATTGATTTGAGCACTATCAGTGATGCGTTTCCAGAGCTCAATCGCTATACTCGGGTAGCACCCAACGTGGGCGATGTTGCCCCTATCAGCCAAGAACTTGCTGATGCATGTCATAGTAATTTGGGACTGGATCGAGCAGGCAATATCAAATTTGATATTGTGGGAATCAAAGGACATGGAGTTGTGGCCATTGATGTCACCCCATGGCGTGCTTATGAACACATTGAAAGATTAGAACACATTTGCAAGATAGTTCTTGCATCAGGAAAATACTAAATGAGCTATATTGTAGGATCATTACCGCCTGTCAAATGCTTTGTCAAAAGAGAATTTCTCTATAACTTTGAAAAAGGTCACGGAGAATTAGAACCTGCCATTTGGGTCAGTCTCAAAGCACTACGTGGGCAGGTGTTTCGTATCGAGTCCTTGTTTCCCAACTACGGAGCACTGTATGACAAACTGCCCATCCATGCTTATGTGTGGCAAGAAAACTACACAGGCCAGCTACCCATAGACACCTTGCAACTTTGGGACTGCATGGGCTATCGTTTTACTATTATTGAAAAAATAGGCTTGCGTAATCTAGGTGTGAAGTTTCTAGGCAAAGACAAAGATTGGCACTACGGAACTTATTTGTTCACCGTGGACTTTTGTGCTGATGGTATGGATGTGGACACAGGCTTTACTGAAGTTGCAGAAGAACATAAGAGTTTCAACTTTATTAGATTAGAAAACGGGCAGTTTGCTTGCCAACCCAACAACCGATGTTTGTGGTACGACCAGAGTTTGATTTCGGGCACGGTGAAGTTTCCAGACTTTAAAGCTGCACAAAATCTATGGACAGTGGATGGCACACGCAAGTGGTCAGCGGGAGATGATTGGTTTTACACCATAGAAGAAAAAAAATGAATAAAAGGAAAAAATTAAAATGAGCCAAGCACAATACAACTTATCAACCAAAACAGACTATCTACATCGCAAAATGTTCTTGGATCCAGCGGGTCCAGTCACTATTCAACGATTTGAAGAAGTCAAGTACAACAAATTGGCCAAGTACGAACAAGAGGCTCGTGGTTTCTTCTGGGTCCCAGAAGAAATTTCATTGAGCAAGGATGCCAATGACTTTAAAGAAGCATCAGAAACTGTCAAGCATATCTTTACTGCAAACCTACTACGCCAAACTGCACTGGACAGCTTGCAAGGCCGTGGTCCAGCACAGGTGTTTACTCCTGTAATTAGTATTCCAGAATTGGAAGCATTGATGTACAACTGGAGTTTCTTTGAAACCAACATTCACAGCCGCAGTTACAGCCACATCATCCGCAACATCTACAATGTGCCCAAGGATGTGTTTAATACCATTCATGACACCAAAGAGATTGTGGACATGGCGTCAAGCGTGGGCAAGTATTACGATCACTTGCACATGGTCAACTGCGAAAAAGAACTAGAAGTTCCTGTCAAAGATCACGGCCACGTCAAAGCTATTTGGATGGCACTCAACGCAAGTTATGCATTAGAAGCATTCCGTTTCATGGTATCATTTGCCACCAGTCTTGCCATGGTAGAAAATCGTATCTTTATTGGCAACGGCAACATCATTCAGTTGATCCTGCAGGACGAAATCCTGCACAAGGAATGGACTGGGTGGATCATCAATCAAGTGGTGAAAGAAGACCCTCGCTTTGCTCAAGCCAAACAAGAATGTGAAGCAGAAGTGTATCAACTGTACCTAGATGTGATCCGTGAAGAAAAAGAGTGGGCTGACTACCTGTTCAACAAGGGACCAGTGATTGGCCTTAACGCACAAATCTTAAAAGACTTTGTGGATTACACAGCAGCCAATGCCTTGAAAGAAATTGGCATCAAGTATCTTGAGCCAGCACCACGCTCTACACCTATCCCATGGTTCAACAAGCATGTAGACACCAGCAAGAAACAAACTGCCCTGCAGGAAAACGAATCAACCAACTATGTGATTGGTGTCATGGGAGATGCTATTGACTACGACGAGTTACCAAATCTATGATTAACGACGAATGGTTCCAACCAGGTGGGTTTGCAACCTACAAACACCCAACCCCTATCAGTTATGAAACTGCCACAGACAACGGCACAGTAGACACACTAGAAGGTCCTGTTGCCTACACAGTTGGTTTTAAGATTATTACAGGACCCAAGGGCGAACGATATCCGGTGAGCCCTATTAAGTTTACGGCCTACTATGATGACAACGGTGATGGTACAGCAACACCCAAAAAGATCATGAAGGTAGCTCGACTTGCTGACCATGATGGTGTTGTTCGAGCGTCATGGGGTAATTTAGAATATACCAAAGGCAATGATTACATTGTGAAACATGGTCCTGGCGACTATGGTGTTGTAAAGAAAGATATCTTTGCACAAACTTACGATAAATCAAAAGAAAGAAAATAAAATGAAAGCAATTGTATGGTCAAAAGACCAATGCCCCTACTGCGACCAAGCCAAGGCCTTGCTCAAATCACGAAACATTGAATTTGAAGAACGCAACATCCAGCATGACTGGACTCGAGAACAACTACTAGAAGCAGTACCAAATGCTCGCACAGTACCACAGATCTTTTTAGATGATCAACTGGTGGGCGGGTTCACTGAACTCAGAACAAAACTAACAGAAAGCAAATAATGGAAATTGGAAAAGTTTACACATTCAAACTGAACTCTGGCGAGGAAATGATCGCCAAAGTCATGGACACAGACCCTGGCAATAACCATGTCACAATACAAGACCCCGTAAGCGTGGCTCCTGGCCCACAAGGCATGGGACTTGTGCCTAGCATGTTTACCGCAGATCCTGACAAAAATCCCCGGCTAAATATGAGCTGTGTTGCTATTCATTCATTGACGGATGAAAATGTGCGTATGAAATACATCGAAGCAACCACAGGCATCAAGGTGCCAGAAAAGAAAATCTTAGTAGGATAACATGCCAGGAATACAACGAGTGGGTGATGCAAACGGAGCAGGCGGTGTAATTACATCGGGTATTGACTCTGTGCGCATAAACGGAAGACCAATTGCCACAACCGGGCAAGGCGTCAGCGCACATCCTTGTTGTGGACGAAGAGGATGCCCTGGCATACATTGCGGACCCTCAACCGCAGGCGGCTCAGGCACAGTACGAGCTGGTGGAATAGCAGTAAGCCTAACTGGAGATGCAGACACCTGTGGCCATGCACGATCTGGTGGCAGTGGCGATGTTAGGGCAGGATAATGGCCAACGGTGTATTAACTCCATTAGAACTGAACACCGCTGCTGGATTGATGGATAATCAAGGTGTCAAAAGTTTACCAACAGCATTGACCACAGCAATTGCCACATTCAATGGCAAAACAGTGATAGTGAACTGGTTGGCTGCGATCAACTATTATCAAGCTCAAACATTCAAAACTCAAAGCACATTAGATTTGTTGCTGAGTATTGGTGCTGGCACAATTCCAGCACTGGGTGATGCCATCCCTGCGCTGCCATTGGCAAATTTTCCTTACTTGACTCAAGAATACTTGCCCACTCAAAGCGATGCTTCCACATTGGATCCATACGGATTTGCTGACTTGGTACAACAAACTGGAAATGCATATCTAGGTATCTACAATGATACTAGAGACCTTGGAAAATTTTGCCAAGGATTTATGGCAATGCAAGGTTACATTAACACTACCAATTCGTTAATCAACAGCACACGTAATGCCGCAACGTATTTGGGACCTACGTTTACCAATATGAGCAACTTGGTAACCAATAATATTACAAGCCTAGTGGATAGCAGCCCCGGCGCATTGGGCAAACTGGCCACTGATATTGCCAATCAAGGATTGTTGACAAATACACAAACACTAAACGAATATGGCACACCAGCGGCATTACTGGCGCAGTTGTCAAGGGTAAGCAACACCATCAATGGTACGTTGCCTGCTGTTCGTGATGCATTGCAAGACCAAGGACTGACATTGCAAAACATATCAGATCTAGTGAACATCAACAAAGTGGCATTGTTCAATCCTAGTGGCCTCACACCAAACGAGTTTGATAAGCTACAGAAAAAAGCATACCCGGCATTGGTCA